AATATCAGGTGTAATTTCGCTCCCAATTACATGTAAGACTCCCTCCTTGTATGTCTCACCCGAAGGAGACATTTTAACTTCAGGAGAAATTTTCAATAAGAAATCTACTGTGTTATCCTCAGGGGGTTTCCATTTCATAACATCCCTCCATGTTCCACGGATATTTACAAGATCACCAACCTTACAATTATTCACAGAGTTGTAATTCGGTGTAAAGATAATACCATCAGTTTCGTATATAGTAGGTTCGTCATTTAATCCAGATAGCACAGTTTCCGTCGTATCATCTGCTGGAACCATTACAAACTTCTTTCTTATAATTTTCGGAATATGCTTATCGGCACCATATTTCACAGTATAGTTTGTAAAATCACCCATCGCTTCCACGATAACAGATGCTTTTTGTAAACGAGTTTCCCCATCTGTCTTTGACTCTAAAAGCGGGAGTGTGTGGGTATTCTCACCGTTTACACGGTAACAATCAAATACAAGAAATAGTGGAGGATGTTTTGGAATAATCTTCGTCTCGCCACTCTCCGGGTCTGTATATTTTACCTTTGTAATCACCTCACCGTCTATAATCGTATCACGAATATCCTCTTTTTTAACTACAATACCCGTATCTTCAACTCTTAGAGTACGATACATAAAGAATGTGCTTCCATCTTTTGTAATGACCATAAGCGCTCGTTCGCCATCGGCTTTCATTGTTGCAGTATAATCTCCTTTCCAGATTACAGACAAATTTTCTCTTGAAAGTGTGATTGGCATAGGACCTATGAATACAGAGTCTGACCTAGCACCAATCATACTCGTATAATCGCCTATTAATGTTCTTGCCTGTTCTTTTCTTAGTGGAAACCATGTGTTTCGCATAACTCTCATTATCCGTAGTATTTGCTTTAAAAGAGAACGAATGACATCACTTGTATCCATTCCATCGGGAATCTTGTCCTGTAAAAGTTCAATCTCAATCTCATATTTGGGAATTGTTTCAAGACATCTTGAGTCTTGAATTGTAAGCCCCCGACCTTGGCGAACACGAGAACAATCAACTCTGAACATTTTACCAATCATAAAAGATTCTCTCTGGATTGTCCGAAATGTCTTCCTAGAACCAGCCCATTTTGAGCGCAAATCACGAACCATTGGGTTTTCATTTTTGAGTTTATTTTCTGTTTTTAAATTCATTCTATAACCGACATCATCATCCTTGAATGAATATATATCTATAGAACCGTCTTTTACTCGAAGGGTTTTCTTTTCTAAATACGTTGTTCCTTTTTCGGGGAGACGATTTTCAACACAATAATCACTAATCGCATCATCCCCATGAATCGTGGTTCGTATTGAGTTCCTATCTAATGTAATGTTCATATAGACAAGTTCGCCACTGGTTATAGGTGTCCCAGCTTGTCTAAGAAAGCCAACTACTCTTTGATATTGATCCATACTAATTGGATTTAATCTGTCATCAAGGATTGCTTCTAACTCTACACTGGGGTTGCGTATTGCTTTTTCTACTATAGTACGGATCTGATCCTTGCGTTTCGACAGTTTGTCGTCACCCAAGAATACTTGATGTATGACACTTGACATCTATTATTATATTGAAAACAAGTAATCTTGTTTTAATCTCAATTCTTACAAAGAAATCTTTCAGCAAATAGAACATTTCGGCAATATAAATCAACAAGTTCTTGTTTCTTTTTCAAACTCTTGTGTTCAATACCCAACCGCGTAAGTTCATTTTTTATATCTACTATCTTTTTACGAACAGTGAAAGTACGCTTTGACACATTAGGTTTTGTTAACACATCATTTAGTAGCCCGTCCTTCACATCAATCGCAAGACCAAGATAACCGTCTGGAACCTTCTTAATCCACCCCACTTTATCACAGCGAGAATCCCATGGTGTATCACGAATGTCTTCGGTATCTTCTCTCACTAGTGGAGTCCCAGTAGCAACTGAAATAGTTTCTATTAAATCTTCTGTTACAGAATATGATTTCTTTGAAGAAAGTTCTTTAATAATTTCAAGGGGGTCAGCATTACGCCCATTTTTCATAAAATAATCTGTATGAATCTTCTTTACTTCTTTGAGAACATTTAAAGCATCATATGCAGCCTCTATTTCCGTATTTCGCAATACACAATCTGAGAATGGATCCGTGTCTCTCTCTTTTTCAAATGTCTCAGTGGCATTTTTTAGAAATCGTCGTTCAATCATTTCAGTATCAGACACATAATATTTTGTATGTTCACCAGTCGTTTCATTCACAATTCCAGTCATTAAATCTATTTCAGGTTTGTCTGGAACAGAACCTTTCCAGCAACCTATTTTTCTAAAATCATCCACAAGAAACTCTGCCATCTTTGTATAAAAATATCTATTCTTTAGACTTTGTTTCAATTTCTTCTAGAAAAGTTTTTGTAATTTTCTCCCGAGACATCTCTCGCTCTTTGACTTCTCTGGCCAATTTTAAATATTCGCGAATCTTAATAATAGTATCCTTAGCACATTTTTTCAGGTTAAAAAATGTCCCAGTCCCACTCTCTGTAAATAATACCTTTTCATCAACAAGTATTTTTAGAATCTGTATTTGCTGTTCATCTGTAAGGCTCTCAATCTCGCTCTTTATCGCAAAGAGTTCAGAATTCTTAATACCCTTCATTTATATATTTCATATCACATTTTCACTTTAGATTATTTGACCTACACCTCTGATATTTTCCCAACCATATCCATATGTGCTAGTCAATATTTTTACGCGAACCATATCATTTGTAGAGTATTCACTCTTTTTAGTTTGTAAATCTTCAGGAAGTATAATCGTTCCGATCTTAACATCATCTACCATAACAAATCCAAGCGAACCAATACCAGGTGTTATCTGGTTAATCACGATATCCAAAATATCACCTGTTTTGAATATACCAACTTTACATTTATAACAAATATGAATCATCATTTCACCAGAACCAACTACGTGGATTGGTGGGCTTCGGTTTGAAATACGAAGAGAACCTGGGATCACATATCCATGCTTCCCACATTTACCCTCAAACTTATGAATACACTGATCCTGAACTTCAGTATCGGTGTTCCCAAGAACATACGGGATTTTTACAGTGTCTTCTACCTCTTTTACCGACATAATATATGTAACATGTCATATCTTAATAGTTTATTCAATTGTATTTGAAAGTGAATTAATTGCAGCACGATATGTTCCTAACTGTCTTGAAAATCCTTCAATCAATATCTTACGAACATCTTTGTTTTTAGGTAATTTTGTAAAAAGCCCAAGTGATTCTTCAAAAGATACATCCTTCTTCGTAGTATGTTTTATAAGTTTCTGTAATCCTTCTTCTGATAACATAGAATCACCAAATACAATACCTTTTCCAGCGACTAAAAACTTACGAATTGAAATTTCAGTATTTGAAGTATTTGAATCGGGGTTATATCCTTTTCCATAACGTTTTCCAATCTTCTCTATATCTTGGAATTTCAAAAGTAATTTTCCAATAGGGTCACCTCGTTTCGGTTGTTTTCTATTAGATTGTGTTCTAAATGTATAAAATCCTTTTTTAATATCAACAGGCACTATTGTTTTAGTAGTCATTATTTCATTTGTTTCGGCGTTTATAATATCTACTGAACCTTCTTGATTCACAACCAAAACTCGCGTTGGCGTTCCCCTTCGTTTACTACCGAGTTTTATCTCCCCTGTGACTTTATATTCATTCCGGAGCATATTAATCGTTCGTGAACTATCTATGTCTTCCATAGCGATACCCTGTAATATATAGCGACGAGTGAGAGGGTTCTTCATATCATTGTATTGCTCTGCATACACAGCAAGCCATATATTCAAAGAAACGCCTTCTGTTAGTTCAATAATCTTTCTCATAAGACTTTCTGTCTGTGTTAATTCTCGTTCACCTGTAGGCGATGAATCTGTGATATTATCCCACGATTTAATTATATCATTTTTAAATCTAATATAAATTTCATGAGATTCATCTTCTTTTGTTTCTTCTATGATATCTTCGTTGTAAGATAATGTATACCCAGGCTTTCTTCGTATTCTACTTAATCTTTCAAGATACGAAGCCCTCGCATCTGTTATTTCAGTCGGTTCTAGTGAAAGAACAATCTCAGTTCCCAATGGACGGGCCTTCATAATGAAAATACCTTTAGAATCAGATAAAATTCTCGTTTCTTCAACAATCATATCGCGAATTACCCCCTCTATTATCTTTTTACGCAACCCCGGTATATTTTTACGTATATGACTTACAATTCTTGATAGTGTTGTGTAATAGACAGATGACATATATTTAGTAGTCTCTCTTCGTATCTCATATTCTTGTATAAATCCCTTCGTAGATATTGATGGAAGCATACCCACTTCAGATTTATCGGCACATACAATCGCACATTCAGTTTGGTAATCGCATTCTTTGCTCCCAGGTGAATCAGCAAAGTTGTATTCTCTTTCATTTTTTTGAGAATCTATGATTTTAATATCGTGCTCATATATATCACCAACTCGTTTATTAATTTCGTGAGTTAAAAGACAATCAAACGCATGTGTCTTTAAGATTCTACTCACTCTCCCCGATTCTACAGATTTTTCTTCTGCATACCGGAATAATCCCTCATCAGCGGTTTCTTTACCGTGTTCTGGATGTTCTTTATCCCAAGAAAGGGCCCAAACATATACGGTTACGTTTCGTTTTTCAAGAGGAAGTGCTTTATGAGATTGGAAACGCTGACCTCTTCCTACAACTTGATCAATCAAGGATACATGGAAATGTGATTCTAAAATATGAATCTCACGAATATTTTTGAAATTCACACCTTCGCTCACCGCTTCAGTAGCAATAAGAATCTTTATAAGCTTACCATCCTTATTTTCTTTAGAATTACTCATCATAATCATTTTATCTCTTTGCCTTGTAAGTGTTAGATCGCCACTTATAATTCCATATCTACCCGGGAACCACGTATCACTGGAGAGACCTTTTTCACGATGTTCTCGCTTGGTAAGGCCATTGATTCCAATATTTTCTTCTGGCTTAGAAACACCCTTGGGATGACCAAGCACCGGTTTTCCACCATAATTCGTATATCCAATTTGCTCTAAGGCCATTGCGAATGGGATCGCTCCTCCAAGAATGTTCTCTGTAAAAACCATAACAATCCCGTCTGATTTCCTTGCCAACTCTATGATTTCTTTGATTTTTGGAGCATATTCGTGTATTCTCTCAGGGTGAAGGAACAATCTTGATTCTTCATCTACGACTCCCCCTTTCATCTTGTCAAACGTGCGTATTTTGTAATATGGTTTGGTTCTGTCCCTATCTTCAACAACATTACGAATGAATACATCATTCAGGCCCTCCGAACCCGAATTTCCATCAGGGGGGAACACACAAACCGCCTTCTGTTTCAATCCTACCGCCGCACCAGGAACGGTCAATCGTCTACCCCCCATACTCTTATCGCGAATCTCCTGAAGGTATTTTTTACCGATCAGTGTATCTTTAGAAACAGGAACCCTCACAATTGGGAGAATATCTTTACCTTCGGGAATGTCACTCTCGATCTTTTTACCTGTGTGATCAAGTTTTGGACGTTCATTCCTATCTCCCATAACTCTCCCACTAGGTGAGAGACGGAATGGAAAGTGAAGAGGGTTCTCGCCACGAAGATAACTTACTAAACCGGTTGACTCCTTAGCAATAATCTCCTCCCCCTTTGGGAGTAATCTCCCCGTAGCCCTCTCAAATACCAACTCGTAAGGAATAGCAGGAAGACCTTCGTTAAGACGTAATATATTCAAGAGGTCTATAATTTCATCAGTTTTGTTATACATTGGCGTTCCACTCATAAACAACAGTCGTGTATTATATGCAAACCGAGCAATTAATCTTAGATATTGTATGATTTCTTTCTTTTTTTGGCTATCACGAATATTATGAACCTCGTCAATAATTAATAAACGATCACCAAATATTTCAGAAATTCTTTGTATGATGATTTCACTCCTCTTTTTAATGTTATCTGGATACGCGCGTTTTGAAGGAATCAATACTTCATGTTCAAAATATGATTCAAACGCTCCATATCCATACATATCATATCTGGAACGAACCATATTCTGGAACTTCCGTTCTAAACTTCCAGCAGTATCACCTCCTAAAAAATTAAAGTAAATATCACCCGTACATTGATTTGTTGGTTCATCTGAATGTAATTTACGAACGTCAAATATTTCTCTTTTGAACCCGGGTTGAACTGCATTTGGAGCAATAATTAATGCCTTCTTTTCCCCACCAGTTTCCGCAAGATACATCTCTGCGACTTGAACGGCCATACAAGTTTTACCGGTTCCAACCTCGTGATATACAAGAAGACTATTATATGGAGTATCAGATGATAAAAACTTCGAAATATATCGTTGATGATTCTGTAATTTGAACTCAGGGGCATCTTTTACATCACTTAACTGTTCGATAATATTCTTTTCTGGTTTCTCTGAAATAAATCCTTTAAAGTCTTCGCGACTCGCTATTGAAGATTGGAACTTTGCATTTTTATATGCAGGGAAACCTCCAATGTATTCTGGATGTTTACTTATTTTCTCATTCTTGAAATAACTGACTTCGTCATACTGACTTTCTAATTTCTGATCCATAACATTGTCTTCGTATGTTTTTTCAAATTTCTTATGTATTTTGTAAACATCTGGTATAGACATTTTTTGAAGTTTTGCCTTTCTTTCTATAAATCGCCTTGACAATTCTAACATTTCTGGGTCCATTTCTGGGTATTCATCGTCCATAGGCTCTTCTTCATCAAACGATTCTTCTTCTTCTACAACTGGTATAGACTCTTCATCCGCTGTGCTTTCTATGTCTTCATCCTCGGTTTCTTTTGACTCTTCTTCACCCATTTCGTCAAGGTATCTTTGAACGTCTTTTTCTTGTTCTGTCTTTGGTTCGTCCGTATCTTGTATATACTCTGAAATTTGTGCTGAAGGTGAAGGCGAAGGTAAAGGTGAAGGTGAAGGTAAAGGTGAAGGTAAGGGTGAGGGTGAGGGCGAAGGGAAACCTGCAGCAGAAGCCATTGCAGCGGTAACTTTGGGAGAATCAGGGGAGACATCAGCAGATGGAGTAGGGGTATCGGCAGGTGGAGTAGGGGTATCGGCAGATGGAGTAGGGGTATCGGCAGGTGGAGTAGGGGTATCGGCAGGTGGAGTAGGAACATCATCGGGTGGAGTAGGGGTATCGGCAGATGGAGTAGGAACATCATCGGGTGGAGTAGGAGCATCGGGGGAGACATCGGCGGGTGGAATGGGAGCATCAACAG